ATGCAGAAAAAACAGAGCATGAGGAAGCAAAGACAAGATTGCAGGGTGAGATTGACGATCTGGAAGCGCAGCTTGCGGAAACAGAAAAAGAGCCGCCTGCCGAACCTGTAAGAGAAGTGAAAGTAAAGAAAGAAGAAAGGAAAGAAATGATGGTAAATAGAGAAATTAGAAGTCTTCCGATGAATGTGAGAGCGTTTGATTCCCTTCCGGTCGAAACGAGAAACCAGATTGTGGAACGGGAAGATGTAAAAGAATTTTTGGAAAGAATGCGGAGCATGAAAGGAAATACTCGCGCTATTCAGGGCGGAGAATTGGAAATCCCGGTTGTATTTTTGGAGTTGATTTCCGAAAATATGTACCGATATTCTAAGTTACTGAACCGTGTGCGCGTTAGAAACGTTCCGGGTGAAGCAAGACAGACCATTGCTGGAACCGTGCCGGAGGCAGTATGGACAGAAATGTGCGGCGCGATTAATGAACTCACGTTCGTGTTCAACCAGATCACGCTGGACGGATACAGGGTAGCGGGATATGTTCCGGTTTGCAACTCTTTACTTGAAGACACAGTAAGCAATCTGGATTTAGCATCGTGGATTGTGGAAATGCTGTCCGAATCGATCGGTCTGGCAGAAGATAAAGCAATCCTCTACGGTAAAGGCTCTGCCTCTCACATGCCGCTTGGTATCGTTACCAGGCTGGCACAGGATTCGCAGCCTGATGGGTACCCGGCGAACGCTCCTGCATGGGTAGATTACAGTGATACCAATATCAAAAAAATCAATGGAACATCTTTAACCGGAGCGGAGTTTTGGGCGCAGCTTGCGATGGCTGCCGGGAACACATTTACTCGCTACAATCGAGGTGAGCAGTTCTGGGCAATGAATTCCAAGACTTATGCGACATTGAAATCAAAGCTGATTACTTTCACGGCGACGGGAGATATTGTTGCAAATCTGTTCGGCACCCTTCCGGTGATCAATGGAAATATCGACATTCTGGAATTTATTCCGGACGGGGATATTATCGGCGGATACGGAGATTTATATCTGTGGGCAGACAGAAGAGCAATGGCGATTGATTCCTCTGAACATGTGCAGTTTATTCAGGATAATACCGTATTCCGCGGAAAGGCAAGGGCGGACGGTGCGCCGATCATTCCGGGCGCGTTTGTTGCGATTAACATCAACAACGTAAATGTTACGACCGCAATGGACTTTGCGGCGGATACAGCCAACGATGCGGATCTTCAGGATCTTGCGGTTGGAACAGAAACGCTTTCCCCGGGAAGCTTTGACCCAGCTGTGACAACTTATACGCTTGCCGCTGCGGCGAATGCAAGCGATAAAATCGAGGTAACACCGGCTCAGCCAGCGGCACAGATTGAGATTTCTTACAATGGAAAGAATGTCAGAAACGGAGGTACTGTGACATGGCTGGCAGATAACACAGCGCACCCGCTGACAGTAACCGTCAAGAACGGGAATGCCGTGAAAGTCTATACGGTAAACGTAACAAAAGCATCTGACTGATAGGTGATGAGATGAATGCAGAAGAAAAGTTAATCGTGTTAAAGCAGGATTTACAACTTTTAACCGCGTCCAACGATGAATATCTCAGAATGCTTTTAGACCTTTCTGCGCAGGCGATTCAGACGGAAGGAATCCAGCTAATTGAAAATAATTTGGAATGTGATATGGCGGTGATACAGTACGCCGCCTATCTTTTCCGAAAGCGCTCCGCACCGGATACAGCTATGCCGCGCTTTTTGAGATGGCAACTTAATAATCTGCTTATGAGCCAGAAAGGAGCGGTCAATGACGTTTGATGATGGAGTTCTTGACGTTTTTACGGTCAAAAATCTTGCGGAACCGGGGGAACGTCCGGTTGTTGGTCTGGTAGAAAAAGAAAGTTTTTTTTATGGATTTGATAACCTTGGAATCAATCGATACTATACGGCGATGCAAAATAATCAGCAGATTGAATGCGTGGTAAATGTTCCGGGATGGAACGACATTGAAGCAACAGATATCTGCGTTCTGGAAAGCGGAAAACAATATCGAATCGCTATGATACAGCCGACACATGACGAAAACGGAATCAGAATCACGAAGCTGTCACTGGAAAGGATCAATGAAGAATATGTTTTCGAAAATCAAACAGATTGAAGAAATTTTATTAACGGTAACGGACAGCGTTTTTCATTATGAAGCAATGAACAAACCGGATCAGTATATCGTTTACGCGGAAGACAGCGAGGGGAGTTCCGTGGAGGGAGACGATCAAAAAATCAATCAGTCCATACAGGGGACGATTGATTATTTCACAAAAAAAGACTGGGATGAAAACGTGACTAAGATACAGGAAGTTTTAAAAAACGCCCGTATCTCCTTTTATCTGAATTCTGTTCAACTTGAAGAAGAAACCGGATATCAACATTATGAATGGGTCTGGGAGGTTGGATGATGGCGAAAATAGACTACAAAGGCATTGACGATTATGCGAAAGCTCTTGGCAAGCTCTGGAAAGAATCGGAAGAGATTATTACGCGTGCAGTCTATGAAGGCGCTGGAGTGGTTGCGGACGAAATCAAAGCGGGGTTAAAAAAGCTTCCGATCGACAATCGACAGGGTACGTCAGAGGATAAATTAAAAGGAGTTACGCGGAAACAAAAATCAGACCTAATTGACGCTTTCGGAATTGCTCCGATTGAAAATGATGGGGATTCTATTAACACCCGTTTGGGCTTTGACGGATACGGAAGTACTCCAACCTCAAAGTATCCAAGCGGCGTGCCGAACGCAATGTTAATGCGGTCAGTGGAAAGCGGGAATTCTTTTCGAAAGAAAACTCCGGTTGTGCGTCCTGCGGTAACAAGGGCGAGAAAAAAAGCGGAACAGAAAATGGGAGAAACATTAGACAAAGAAATCAAAGAAAGGATGAGATAACATGGCGATTAAAGGCTTAACAAATCCGGTGTTTGGAGATTACGTCTATAATGGAAACACTGTGGCATATCAGAACGGATTTATATGTGGTTCTGCGATTGAATACAGCGCAGAGGTGGAAACGTCCGACGACAATCCGCTGTACGGAGACGATCGGATTATTGAAAATGATTACGGGACTTTCAGCACAGGCACGCTTACACTGAATACATCTGACATGGACCAGCAGACCTCAAAAGCGCTTCTTGGCCTGAAAGACAAGACCGTAATGATCGGAAGCACTCAGGTTACCGAACTGGTGTACGACGATGAAGCAAAAGCGACACCAAAGGGATTTGGGATTATTGAAACGCACCAGATCAACGATGTAGATAAATACAGAGCGTTGATTCTCTGCAAAATTACACCACGACCAATCTCTGAGGCAGCAACGACAAAAGGTGAGACAATTGAGTGGCAGACGAAGGAACTGGAATGCGGAATTTCACGTTCAGATGAGGAATCGGCGGATTATAAGCATCCGTGGAAGCGGGAAGCGTGGTTCGATACACATTCCGACGCGCTTGAATATTTAAAGACAGTGCTGAACGTAATGACAATGATTCAGCTTTCCTCCGCAGAAGGTACACTGGAAGGTGAAACGGTTATTACCATTCAGAATCCGGTTGCCGGAGCAAGTTATAAATACAGCACAACCGGACCAGCGCCAACCTATAAGCAGAATCTTACATCGTGGACAGAATTCACGTCCGGCGAAGAAATTACAGCTACAAACGGAAGCACGCTTTATGTAGCACAGGTAGATGAGGAAGGTAATGCGATTGGCAGCGGTACGGTTACGGTTGTGGCGAAAGCAGGTGCCTAAATGGACAGATGCGTATACGTCACGATAGGCGGAAAAGAATATCCAATGTGTTTTTCTCTTGGTTCTGCGAAGAAAATCGGAGAAAAATTTGGAGGGTTTAAAAAGATGCAGTCCCTGATGTCGGACAAAACGGACGATTTAAAAAAGCTTGATGCTTTTTTTGACATCTTAGAGATTTTGATCGCGCAGGGCTGCGCATACAAAAACGCTTTTGAGAGTACCCTGCCACATTCAGAACTCGCACCCGTGGAAAATGGAAAATATGTTCCGATATCAAAAGAGATGATGGAGCTTGTCGTTACTCCTGACGAAGCACAGGATTTTGCAGAAAAGATAAAAATGTGCATGGAAAACGGGAGCAAAAAGACGGTTGCTCTGAAAATTGACGAAAAAAACGTGTAAGCCACTCAGTCGATTCGATTGAGTGGCTAAATGTTTGTGGCAGAAAAATGAATATTCCTTATACGGAATATTCGGCGATGCCTATCGGCGAATTGTCCGATCTGTATGATTTCTTTTTAGCTTCCGACGGAACTGGAAAGCTTGTTGAAAAGAAAGACTATAACTTTTTTCCGGAGGTGAGATAATGGCTTATGATATTGGACCTAGGATAAGCATCAAAGGCGAAAAAGAATTTAATAATCAGATGGACTCGATTAATCAGCAGCTGAAAGAGCTTGGCTCTGAGATGAAGGCAGTCACTACAGAGTTCTCAGAAAATGCGGATTCGCAGCAGGCTCTGATCTCAAAAAGCCGGATTTTAAATCAGCAGCTTGATGCACAGAAGCAAAAATATGATTTGCTCGACACAACAATTTCGCAGCACAGCCAGATCTTGGAAGGATTAAGAGCAGACTATCAGAGAGTTTCACAGGAAAGTGGGACGACATCATCGGAAGCGCTCAAGCTAGAAAATGCAATTCGAAGAGAAGAGGGGACGATCTCAAAGCTTCGCACGTCACTAAATGAGACGCAGGCTTATATGAATAAGCTTGGGACGGAAATCGGACAGACAGATACAAAGCTTTCTGAGATTGAAGCGGGCACAAGAGACGCGGCGACCGGCATTTCAAAACTGGGTGACGAGGCGAGAGGCGCAAGTACAGATCTGTCCAGCTTAGAAAGCGCTGCGAGATCAACAGCGTATTCAGAACTTGCGGAAAATGTGGCTGGTGCAGGTCAGGCTATGAAAGGGTTTGCAGACGAAGCTACAGAAACGGTAAGCATATATGGACAACTTGATTCTGCATCAAAAAACGCAGGTTATACAGCGGGAGAAACGGAAGAAATTTATAAACAGCTTTATTCCGTTCTGGGGGATGAGCAAACAACGGCAACGACGGTATCAAATTTACAGGCTCTTGGATTGGAACAGGGTGAACTAAAACGTCTTACAGAGCTAACGATTGGCGCATGGGCAAGCTATGGGGATTCTCTTCCGATTGACAGCTTATCTGAGGCGATCAATGAGACAGTAAGAGTTGGTCAGGTTACAGGAACATTTGCAGACGCTCTGAACTGGGCAGGTCAAAGTGAAGATGAATTTAATCAGAAACTTGCGCAATGCTCAACTGAATCCGAACGTGCGCGACTTATTTTTCAAACTTTAGACGAACAGGGACTTGCGAAAGTTGCGGAAGGATTTCGGAAATCTAACCCGGAACTGACAGCGTATTATGATGCGTCAGGCGAGTTAAACAAGCAACAGAGTGAACTGGCAAAAGTGATCATGCCGGGGCTTGCGGCAGCAATGGAATTTGTCTCCGGAGTACTGGAAAAAGTTATAAACATATTTAAATCATTTCCCGCACCCGTGCAGACAGCAATTGGAGCAATTGTGGGCATTGTTTCTGTAATTGCAACAATTTCACCTGCAATACTTGGAATGATTGGAGCAATCACACTGCTAAAAAATTCGTTTACTGGAATTATAAGCCTTGGAACTTTGTTTACTAAATTCAGCGGAGTTGTAAAAGTTGCGCTTACGGCAATCGGAACAGCCGCAAAAGGACTATTTACCTTGATCATGGCTCATCCTGTAATTGCGGTTATTACTGCAATTATAGCAGCGGTCATGCTTCTGTATAATAAGTGCGAATGGTTCAGAAACGGAGTAAACGAAATCATAAAAAAAGTGATTGGATTTTTAAAAAACTTTGGAGATAATGTGCAGAACATTAAAAATAATGTTGTAACAGCCTTTACAAATTTGGTCAGAAGTATAAAAACGAAAGTTGGAAATATCAAAGACGCGATCGTAAATGGATTTAATAAAGCTATAGATTTTATTACATCCCTTCCATCAAAAGCCCTACAATGGGGGAAAGATTTTGTACGGGGAATTATTAATGGAATCAAATCTATGATTAACAGCGTCGGGGATGCAGCGAAAAGTATTGCTGATAAGATTGCGAACTTTTTACATTTTTCCAGACCGGACGAAGGCCCGCTTCATGAATATGAAAGGTGGATGCCTGATTTTATGACAGGTCTTGCAAATGGAATGTATGAAAATATCAAGAAGGTACAAAGTGCTGCAGCGGCTGTAGCGACAACAATTGATTCCACATTTACGAGCGATGTAAATGGAATCATCAAAGGGGCAAGCGTTTCAAACACTTCCACGATGGTAATTGATGGAGACACGATCATGTTAGATGGTAAGGCGATCGGTAAATCCGCGACAAAATATATTACGACAACACAGGCGGCGGCTATGGCATCGAAAGGCAGGCGAGTGTAATGTATGACATTTCATTTAATGACATAAGGGCGTCCTCTATTGGAATCCTGCCAGTCAGACGGCCAAGCGTGCCAGCTCCGGAGCCAAGATTTGAGGAAATTACGATACCAGGAAGAGATGGATCGCTCATCTCGCTTGATGGCCTAAATGGAGAAATCACATATAATTCAGTCACAATCAACGTAGAATTTAATTTCTGGGCCAAGCCGTACCGATGGGCGGAGGTGTTCCGGGCAGCGAAAAAATGGATAAAAGGAAGCGGAAATCTGATTTTAGGAGATGACACTTCCTTTTTTTATAAAGTTTTGTCCTGCAAAATCTCCGATTCAGAGCGTACATCACTTCGGATAGGCACATTTACCGCTGAATTTCTATGTGAGCCTTATCTGTATGTAAAAGATGGACAGCGGGAAATGAGCATTGCAGATGTGCTGTATAACCCTTACGCACTTTCGAAACCTACCTACATGATCACAGGAGAGGGAATGTGTACTCTGACGGTAAACGGCAAAACAATGACGGCAAATGTCGGGCAGAATCTTACAATTAACACAGATTTGATGCTTGCTTATCGTCAGGACGGAACGATGATGAATACCGCCATAACAGGAGATTATGAAGATTTATGGTTGAATTCGGGTGAAAATTCGATCTCGATTACAAACGGATTTTCTCTTTCAATCATACCAAATTGGAGGTGCTTATGATACAGATTTACAGTCCGAGCAATACGGACTTTGAGAAGAACGGGGACATGGTGTTGATGCCGACTGCGTGTGCAATTAACGCAGAGCTAAATGGAGCATGGACTATCGAGCTTGAACACCCGATCGATAAAGAGGGGCGATGGAAATGGATTGAAGAAACCGCCGTGATAAAAGTTCCGTCATTCCTTGCAGAAGATCAGCTCTTTCGATTAAAGAGCGTAGAAAAAAGCGATGCAGGAATATCTGCTTCCGGGGAGCCAGTCTTTATGGACGCAATGGACGATTGTTTTTTGACAGACATAAGGCCAACGAATAAGACTGGGCAGGAAGCGCTTGATTTAATGACCGCTCCGAACAGCAAATATACAGGGATTTCAAATATTAGCAGAGCGGCCACAGCGTATTACGAGTACAAAAATCTGATAGAAGCGATCAACAGCGATGACGAAAACTCTTTCATCAACCGCTGGGGAGGAGAGATTTTATTTGATAACTATACGGTAAAAATCAATGACCGTGTAGGTGGAGACTATGGCGTGGAGTTGCGGTACGGAAAGAACATTCCGCAGGACGGGCTGAGAGAAACGATCGACACAAACGAGGTTGTTACTCGAATTTATCCTCAGGCGTATAACGGATACAAGCTGTCAGGGGACGGATATGTAGATTCGGAGCTGATTGAGGATTATCCGATTGTAAAAATCGCGACGATGACTTTTGATGATGTGAAAATGATTGCAGACGCAAGCGAAGATGATGAGGAAAATGGCATAATCGTGTGCGAAAACCAGACAGAGCTTGATGCTGCTCTAACGCAAAAATGTGAAGAGGAATTCGAAAACGGACTGGACAAGCCAAATGTCAACATTGAAGCGGAAATAGCGATTTTAAAAAATACCGAGCAATACAAAGATTACGCCGTGCTGGAAGATGTCGGTCTTGGAGACACGATTCACTGTAAACACAACCGGCTCGGAATTGTTACAGATGCAAGGGTGATTTCTCTTGAATATGATTGTGTTTTAAAAAAGGCAAACTCGGTTGAATTAGGAGATTTCACATATAATTACTTTAACAATGTATCTTCTACAGTCAACCGTGTTGATTCGGCAATTCGGGCGGATGGTACCGTGATTGCACAACAAATACAGGGAATTGTTGACGGAATGAAAGCGAGTTTGAGAGTGCAAAAATCTATTGCAGAAAAGCAAGATGTGAGAGCAATTCTTTTTGAGGATTTAGATACGAATTCTACAACGTATGGAGCGATGTGCCTTGGGACACAAGGGTTTCAAATTGCTAACTCTCGAACATCTGACGGTAGAGATTGGGACTGGCGAACATTCGGAACTTCAACCGGGTTCTCAGCGGACTTAATTACAGCCGGAACGCTTGCAGCAATCAATATCCTTGGCTCTGTGATTACAGGTGGAACCATTTCTGGAACGACTATCACAGGAAGCACGATTCGAGGAAACACCATCTCAGGCGGAACCATTTCTGGAACGACGATAAACGGAGGAACGCTGACAAGCGAAAGCGCAAATAGAAAGCTTAAAATTACAATCAGTAACGGAAAAATTTTAATTGACAATAATGGGGATGCAAATACACTAAATGAGATACAGCTCACATATGAAGGCGGGAATACGGTGCGGCTTTCTTCAACCGGATTAAGAATGCAGGATAACAGCGGCAATCAAACGACAGTGATTTACCCTGGAAGAATCTATTTGAACGGCAAAAGCATAACGTAGGAGAAAAGGATGGAACGAATTTATAAGAAAATAAACGTAACAAAAAAAGATCTTCTTTGCCGAGTTAACTATGTACAAGGAAGCAATGTAATACCGATTGATTTTGAAATTCTTGATTTTACAATCCCTTCTGGAGCAACAGCAAACATCTACATCAAAAAGCCATCTGGGGCGCAGATATATAATTCCTGCACAATTTCCGGACAGGTCATAACTGTACAGCCGACCACGCAAATGTTTGCGGAAGCAGGAAATCAGTTCGGACAGCTTCAGATTTTGCAAAGCGAAAAAATTCTTGCAAGCTATTTGATTTTGTTCGAGGTCGAGCGAAGTGTGATTGACGATGAAGCAATTGAATCAACAGATGAATTCACTGCCCTTCAAGAAATCATGGAAAAGGCCCCAGAGGTAATTGCGGCAGCCGAAGAAGCGGCAGAGAACGCGCAAGCGATTTATGAAACGGTAAAAGAAAAGCTTGAAAATGGGGAATTGAACGGCCCGCAGGGTCCACAGGGGATTCAGGGACCTCCGGGTCAGGACGGGGCACAAGGCCCACAAGGACCAAAAGGAGATACCGGTCCACAAGGTCCACAAGGCATACAAGGTCCAAAAGGAGATAAGGGAGATAAAGGAGATCCTGGCGAAAGCGGCGTAACCGTTCCGGTTGGCGGTTTTTTTTCTATGGCAGTCGATCCGGATGGGAATTTGTACGTTTATTATTCAGACAACGCAGAGGCACCTCCGTTTCGCTATGATTCAGAAACGGGAAATCTATACTATGATACAGAGGAGGGAGCATAATGGCGGAATTATTGATAGGGAATGTAAAAGGACCAAAAGGAGATACCGGTCC